TGTCTTTCAGCGTGGGGAAATAGCCGTAAGAAGGGTCCAGGTAGTCGCTGTTGACCTCGAGGAGATCAGCCAGGTTCTTGAGAATGCGAGCGACCTCAGCGGCCTGCTCATCGTAGGTGTCACCGAATGCGTCGTTATCAACGCAGATGGAAATGTTGATGATGTGATCCATGATGCTCCGTGCTAGGTGGAAAGGTCCGGCATCCTGGCCCAGGCCGGGGTTGGGCAGATGGTCAGTCGGGTGAGATCGTAAGATCCCAATCCGAACAGCAGACTTCAGCCACTGTGCAGCTGTAATCGCTGGTCAATTGATCCTCGAGCTCTTGAATTAAATCATTGATCCTTTGATCGAGATCTTTATACTTACCCGGCTGAAGCTTGATTGTGAAATTGAGGTGAATGTTGTGGTTCATGATGTCAGTCGATTTGTATGAATTGGCAGGTGGGGCTGTTGTAGATGCGGTAGCGGGTCCACATGCGAGCAGTTTCATACTCTCCGTGGAATCGCTTCATGTCGCGAATCACAGTTTCGCTTCGACGCACGGCGCAGTTGGCCAGGTTGATGCGATCGAACAGGGTGATGATGCGGTCATCCATGGTGTCAGAGGGTGGCAATGAAACGGCGGGCGTGTGTGGTGTCGATCCACAGGTGACGGTCAGTGCCGATGCGGGTGCAAACATCCCAAACAAGGAATGTGGCGACGCGTCGGTCAACCTGCAGCAGATCACAGAGCCAGGTGACTGTCTCCGAGAAGGACTCCGAAGGAGCCCGGTGAATGGTGTTCATTGATCAGCTCCGTACTAGGTGGAGGTTGGTCGGGGTTGCCCCCTGGAGTGAATGGTAGGCCATCGGTGACCCGAGAAGCCAGATCGTCACAGATGTTAATAACTGCACCCCCTTCCCTATTAAGTGCAGAGGTGTGGCCAGAAACGGCTGTCCAGAGCTCAGCGCCCGGTGTGGAAGTTTTCCACATGCCAAATTCTGGCACTCGAGCACCCCTCGACGAATCATCAGGCGTTTCGGCCGTGATCCCTTGCGCCGCAATGGGTTTCAAGGGGCGTACTAGGGGGCTGTAGTTATTAAAAAAGTGTTAAAAATGTATCAAATGATACAAAAACACACTGATTGTCACACTGTGACAGTTGGACGGGGCGTTTCCCGTGTCCAGAGTACCTGCGACAGGCACAGGTACGCAGAAAACGCGAAAAACGCTCAAAAGCAGTCGAATTGGCTGCTCGAAGTCATCCTAGCGAATCGCCAAATCGCTTAAAAATCGGTCATATTGCATCAAATCGTGTATTTCTCTCTGTTTCGCACTATCAACAACAAAATGTTGCGTACTATCAACTATCAACGAACAAAAAAATGCCCCTTTCGGGGCAATTTCGTCACATTTCGGTGATCAGGTAGCCGTCGGCGTCGGTTTCGTCGTCGGTTTCGGGCTCAAGGTCGTCCCCGTAGTCCGGTTCTTGCCATCCGTAGGGCACAATCCAGCCCATGTAAGGTGATTCCATTGTGAGATCCTCCTAAGTTGGGTGAGATGGGGCCCGGAGGCCCCGGTTGATCAGCCGCAGGCCGTGGCTGCGAGCTTGGCGCGGCCCCCGTGGACGGGGAACGTGATCACAAAGTCCCGGCCAGCCCTGGCGCAGAGCGGAGTCCCGCCCCCGCAGCTTGCGCATTGCGTGGGGGAGCCCTCGAACGTGGCCGGGCACTGCCGGAAGGTGACCCCATCGTGCTCGAACTTGGCGGGGGAGCCCTCGGGCACGATGCAGACAACGGGCAGGCCCCGCTTGGCGAACCGGGCGGCCTCGCTGCGCACCTCAGTGCTCAGGTTGACCGTGAAGCCCCGGCGGATGGCCGAACGGATGGCGGCCAGGTTGGCCCCGGTGCGCAGGTGGTGCGTGTAGGTCCAAGCGGCCTGCAGGTGGGCGGTGGCATCGGCCAGCATCCGGAGCAGATCGCCACGGATCACACCCCGATCGTGCCAGAGGTCGCCGGCAACGTTGTGGCGAAACCGGGAGCCCGGCTTCAGGTTGCGGACGGCCGCAATGAAGTCCAGCTCGGGCAGGCCACGGGTGCCGGCGGTCACAGCATCCCAGTGGAGCCGCGTGTAGTAGCCGGCCTCCGCGTAGCATCCCCCCTCCCCCGCCAGAGCGCAACCGGGTGCGCAGCTGGGGCGGGCCGTGGTGCTCACCGCGATCGGGCCGGTCTTGTCGTTGCTGCTACGCAGCGTCAGTGCAGTGTTCATCGCGTACTAGGTGCGAGTTGAATCGGGTTTGATCCCGATGCATTCAGCCTAGACCATCGCCGACCGGTTCAGGGCAAATGTTACAACTCTTCATATGTAACACTTCTTCATTACGTACTATCAACTACTATCAAAACCTTAAAGTTTTGTAAAGGCCCCCTGGTGGGGGCCCGGAGGCGCCGTGGGAATCAGCAGGAACGGATGAACGCAACCGTCTGGCTGCCGACCGGCCGCAATTGGTACCAGTCGCCGCAGTCGATCGTCTCGCAACGCACGCCGGTCAATCCCAGCGCAGCTTTGCCGGCAGTCACGATGGCTCGCTGGCTGGCGCCAGCAGGAACCTGGATTTCAGCGCGACGCAGCCAGCTGTAGTTGGCTTCCCCACCGAATAGATCGGTGTACTCGCACTCCCACACGTAGGTTTTGGTCTTGGTGGTCATCGCTTCTAAGGCGAACTACTCCCTCAATCTAGCCCACCGGCTGCCCCTGGCACCCAAATGTTGTAACTCTTCATAGGTAACACTTCTTCATTACGCACTATCAACTACTATCAGCACCTTAAGTTTTGTAAAGGGGCCCGAAGGCCCCTGGTGGTCAGTCTTCGCGCATGTAACGCTCGTCCGGGAAATCTTGCATCCATTCCAGGAAGCTTCTGGCCTCGTCGCCGGTCATGCGGCAAATCATCTCACAGGCGAGTACTTCCCAGCTGTAATAGTCGCTGAGATCGTGGACGGCTGCCCGCGCTTCGCGAGCTTCTCGCATCTGCTGGATCTGTTCGGTGGTGTAGCGCATGGTCAGTCTCCTTGCTAGGTGGATGGGAGGGGCCCGGAGGCCCCGTGTTGATCAGTCGTAGAAGCGGCGGGCTCCCTCAGCAGTCTGCTGCGGCCCCATCCGGATCTGTTCGGCCACTGGCTCGAGCCGAGCTTGCCAGATGGCGGCGCTCAGCTTGCAACCGAAGGCCCGGTTTAAGAATGTGACCGGGCTGCTGCCGGCCTTGAACTTCATTCCCTTGGCCGCCAGGGGCAGCATCCGGTAGGCGGTCAGAACCTGCACTGCGTACAGGGTCACGTCGCTGCCGTCCCGGTGCCAGCCCTCAAACACCACGGGCATCGCGGTGGGGTCGATCACGGTTGCGCTCATGTTGCTCCTTGCTAGGTGGGTAGTGGGGGCCGGAGCCCCCGTGGAAATCAAAACAGCTGCAGCACTGCCAGCACCCCAAGGAGTGCAAACAGCACGTTTCGCTGTTCGGTCAGCACCTCGATCTCGTGGGCCTGGCCATCGGCCAGCTCCACAGCAGCCGAGATGATCTCAGCCTTCGAGGCACGCTCGTTGATGTTCATTTGTCTAGGTGCGGTGGCGGCTTCTAGGTCCGCCTGATCTCACCCTAGCGCCTCACCGGTCAATCCGGGCCGATTGTTGCAACTCTTCACACAGGTTTCTTTTTTTCCGTGTATGTAAAGTTATGTGACAGGCGGGCCAGATAGCTGCCGGAAAATTTTCCCAAAAATGAGGTCTCTATAGAGGCGGTAGGGGGAAGAAATATAGCGTATTGACTCCATCTAAAATCACTTATATCTAGATAATGTCCTTATAAATATGCCTGTTTCTCCTCAGGACTTTGCGATCTGGTCCGACCTCACAGGCAAACCATATCCTCAAACTCCTGCCGAGCGTATGGCGCTCGCACCAGAAGTTTACCAATTCACCCGTGGGATCGGGCGGCGTGGTGGCTACGATATGAGCCCCGTTCGCAAAGCGGTTGATGTTATTGGTAAAGCAGCCCTTGGCGCCGGTTTGATCGCGGGGGCGGCTTATTTAGGTAGTGAAGGTTATAAAAAACTGCAACTCGATGATGAGCCTGCGGTTCCTCCTGCGCAGCCACCTGTAGCCAATCCCGTGGGGCAGACGGTTACCGCATCGATGGATGTAACTCCGCCTACGACTTCGGATCGTTATGGCCAGGATATTGTTCCTCATCAAACCCAAACGATGCAGGAAGTTCGTGGGGTTTCACCTGCGAAGCCAACTGTTGTCTCCTCTGAAGAAAAGCCTGCGACACAAAGCCATGTAATTTCTTCCAGCCAGACTTTTTCTCCTGGTAGTGAACTCGAACAGCTTTACAAGGCGGCTACTCCGCATACCCCGGTTCGTGACCGCGCCGACGAATTGATTGCTGAGTTTCTCGGTGGCGTTGCTGCTGAACAACGCGCTCAAAAGAAAATTGATCAATCAGTTGCCGAATATGCTGCTGGTGTTGCCGGCCGTGGCGAGCGTGTTCTCAAAGATGTTTTAAAAGAGGGGCGTGCTGAAGGCATTAGCCCCGTTGGGCTTGGTGCAGCTCGTGCTGCTGAAACTTTCCGTCAGACTCCTCAGTATTCGGAGATGATGAAGTCAGCAGGGGCCTCGATGGGAACTGAAGAGTTAATCGGGACTCCTGGTCAACCGGTGACTTTCACACAGGTACGGGCAACTCCAGTTACTCGAATTTCTGGTGCCGAACCTGCGCCCAAGGAAAGCGCGATTGTAGAGATGGTAGCCCCCAAGGCAGCTGCTCCTATTGAAGTTCCTGCCGCTGTTCCCTCTCGTCAAACCGCTGAAAGTGCTGAAGCCGAGGCATTTGCCCGTAAAGCTCTAGCTTTAATGCCACGAACCCAGGGGGCTGCCTTATTACAAACCAAGCAACCTGATGTTATTGAGACGGTACAAACCGCCCCTACTCGTGTTGCCAAAGAAGGTAAAATTACTCCAAATGAGTTTTTAAGCGCCATGAGTCAGAAACAAGGGCCGCTTGCCGCATATCCAATTTCTCCAGAGCGGAGTAAAGCAGTCACTAACCTTGCTTTTTACCCTGGCGGTGAAATGGGCGTCACCATGATGAGTCGCAAAGAGCCCAAGGAATTTGTTTACGCGACCTCGGATCCCTATCGACTCGCTATGCGTGAATACGCAGAAGAAGGTTATCCGGAATCGATGGGGAATATTGGTGGGATTGCTGCACACCAGGGTATTGCCCATCAAATGGGATTACAAAAAGGTGTTGAACTTGGTGGTATTGTTAGTGAGAAACGTAAACCTGCTTACACAGGTTTAATGAGTGACGCAGAAATCGTTTCCGCTGGAATGGGTAAACCAAGCAAAACGCGTGACCGCGCCATGGAAATTGCACAGCGTCATTTCGAGACCAAAGAAATGATGCGGGCTTTAGAAGAGAAAGCCGCTGCACGTCGTGCAGGCTTGTCCTAAGTAATATAAAAATATATTTGGGGATGCACAATGTCTTTTCTTGAGCCAATCTTGGCCGTGCTTCTAGGTGCTGGAGCTGCAGCTGCCGCATCTTTGATTCGCAAGAATCTCATGGTTAGTCGTCTTCTTAAATACGGTCCCATCGTCAAGAAAGCCTATGACATTATTGATCCGGTTTTAGACCAAAACCTGGGCCGTTGGGATGGATCTAAAGTCGATAAGGCTTTTGAGCTCGCAATTGAAGCTGTTGCAGATGGTCAGCTAACTGGCCCAGAAATTAAAAATCTTGCATTAGACATGGCGAAGAATTGGTTGCCTCAAATTGCCGCAGATAAGGTCCGTGCTTTTGAAGCATCTGCTCCTGAGCTTCATGCAGCCAATTTGATCGCCGCCAAGGTCGACGCTGCTTCCTGATAAAATAGTTTTTATTTCCAGATTATGGCCGAGGGCGGTAAGTGGATCCAGGAGGCTACAAGCAAGCATCCTGGAGCCTTTTCTAAGAAAGCAGAGGAAGCGGGAATGACTACGGCGGAGTACGCCGCCAAAGTCACCTCCAATCCTGATGAGTATGATCCGAAAACCGTTAAGCAGGCGAACCTGGCTAAAACTTTAACCAAGCTTCGGAAAAAGAAAAAAGGCTGATTTAAGTGGCATTCTTTTCAAAAGACTATTCTTCTCCAGCTGACCAGGCTTGGCGTACTGGCGAAAGTCCGTACTCAGGGACTTTGGGACCCAATCGTACTGCCGATCCAATTCGAGATCCTTGGGCAGCAAACATGAAGAAGAATCCTGATTATGCAAATTTTTATGCTAATCGGACTTTTGTAAATGTAGCCCCACAATCACAAGCCAAAATTGATGCGGCCGCATTAACCGATCAACCTAATTTTAGTAATCCGGGTGATCAATCTTTTGCGACTGCATTTGCCAAAAATTACGCTCAAGCTATTTCCCGTGGATTAGTAGAGGAAGATCGAGCAGTTAAACCCGGTAATTTAGCTAGACTAAGTTCAGAAAATGCTACTGCTGGATCTAATGAATCAGATCCAAATACTGCAGGTAAATTTCCAAATCAAGGGGTAAAAGTAGGATGATCACTGGAACGGCAACCCGATTAGCTGGTAAGGCTTTAGGTGATTTTTTAAAACTTGCAACTGTTGCTACTTCGACAGCAGTAGAGAAAAAAGTATTAGGCCGTCTTGCAGGTAAAGCAGCTGAATCTGTAGATGCCCCTGGTTTGTATGGTGTAATTGCTCGGCATCCTGAAGGAGTTGCAAAACTTGCTGGAGCTGCCGCTCCAATTGCAGCTGCAGGTGGTATTGCAGCTGGTGCCGGACTAGTCAATAAAATGATGGAAAATCCGCAGAACGTATATGCCCAGTCACAGTATGCACTTCCTCTGCGTCGACAGGGTACGCCCGTAGCTTTTGCCAATCAGCAATACACCCCAGGCATGTCTCCAATGACTAACCAAACTGTTGCTGAGGCTATGTTAGAGCAACAAAAATTTCAGCATCAACTTCAATTAATTGAAGCCCGCCAATCAGCACAACAAGGTGTTGGAATTGGAGGCAGGACGACTGGCGGTGGTCTAGATATAATTGGATTATCTCAACAATTATTCGCACCGTCGCAATATTAACTATGGCCAGCTCCTCATTTTTCGGCTCCGCCGGTAGCAGAATGCAAAATACCAGCTGGAAGAATGTTTCCGATCCAATATCCTCGCAGGGTGGCTTTTCTGGATCTCCAGCTGGTGGTAGCTTTGGCGCGAAAGACTTTTTAAAATCCTTTGCTTCTGGACTTGGTATGGACCCAGAATCAAAATATCGTCGCCAAGGTGAATATGGGAGTTTTGGAAAAGGTTTTGGTGGCTACGGCGGAGAATGGAGTAAAGGCGGAAGTGGTCAGATTTTAGAAAACTTAGGTGTTGTTTATCCCCAACAGATGAGTCCTGTTTTCTTACCGGGTCAGGAAGGGAAGCGTTCACCTTGGGGGAGCATTGGCGGTGCGTTACTTGGCGCAGCTACTGGATTTATTCCGGGTGTTGGAGTTGCTGGTGCGGCTTTGGGATCACAGCTTGGTGGTGGTCTTGGCGGCGCTTTATTTGATTGATTTGCAACCGTTAAAATAACAATCAAGAAGGTTAAATAGTTATGCTTCCTATTGCAGCGTTACTGCCAGTTGCCGGCGCAACCATTGGCGGAATTACTGGTTTTCGCCGTAGTGGCGGTGATTTAGGCGCAGCTGCGCTTGGCGCTGGTCTTGGTGCTCTTACGCCCGGCGGTTTTCGGATGGCTGGCCAAGCATTAGGAGCTGGTCTCTTGGGCCGCTCTGCGCTTGGTCAGGTCGCATTATCAAAAGCCGCCAAGGGCGTCGCCCTGAGCCAAGCTGATAAGGCCCTCCTTGCTGCTCCTGCCGCCGCAGGTTTGGCTGCTGGTGGCTTAGGTTTAATGGCTACCCCCGCTCTGGCCGGCAGTCCCGCCGCAGCCGTTGCTCAACCTGCTCAACGCGCTGCTGGTGCTGCAGGTGGTCTTGGCCTTGGTGCCATGCAACCACAAGCAACTTATGAAACCGCTGGTGCTGTCCCCGGTGGTCTGCCTGTTGGGGCTTCTCCTTATACCACCGCAGCCGTATTAGATCCTTCCGGTTCTTTCGGTGCTGGCCGTGCTGCCCAACTGCTCGAAGGTGACGTTCAACTTGCCAATATGCGCAAGATGATGCCCGAACTGTTCAGGGCTGCCGAAGCTCGCTCCAAAACCGAATTCCAGCGACAAATGGCTGCAGCTGGTGTCCGTCAAAACATCTTGACTGCTGCCAATATGCTTGAGCGTAGTCAGCAAGCCGCTCAGCAGATGGGCTTGACTGCCGCTTCTCAAGCAGGTTCCGCGTTAACTTCCCAATACCAGTACAGCTGATATGGCCGAATCCTGGAGTGGTCCCGAGTCCCCCTTTTACCAGAAACTTCCTGGCTTCGCAGTGGGTGCTCCCTTTCGGGGATCCACTCCAGCGTTTGGTAAAGAGAAAGTACAGAAACTTCCACAAGTTTCTATCCCATCTACAGATTTTTCTAAAGTCCCTTTTCCGATGATTGGGACGGATTTTTCTAGCGGATTGAGGGATGTAGATATTCAAGGTCAGGTTAATTCTGCGATTCCTCCAATGGATCCAGAAGCTCAAAAATACCTTGATTTTTATAAAGCCATCAGCCCGATGCGTATGGCTGAGATGGAGCAGGCTGCTCAGCTTTCCTCACGTTTAACTCGTGAACAGCTGGCTTCGCTGTATCCATATCTGAGTGCTGCCGGCGCAGAATCGACTGCTCGTAACTTAGCTGCCAGCAAGTCTTTCTTGGCAACTAAAGAGCAAATGCCAAGCAATGTTCAGAACATCATGGCTTCCAAACAAGCTCAGATGGCATCTGCAGCTAGCGCTGAAGCTCAACGCCAAATGGCTACTGCCGCTCAACAAGAGGCTGCGAAGCGGTTTGCAGGTAGCTTCGCTGGTCAGTATATTCAGGTCGCCTGAAATAAACCACGTTAAACTGAAAACAGCGAGTCGTTAATTATGGGCGGATCACCACCACCTCCTCCTCCGACAATTGTTTATTCGCCGCCCCCGCCGCCACCTCCGTCTCCGACTCAGGTGCCGACCCAATCGTTGCAGACTCAAACTGCACTAAATGAGGTCAGCGGTGCGCAACAGCGACTGAACATGGAGCTTGGTGCTCAGTTGGACCGCACCAACGCTGAGTTCTTTGCTGGCCAGGACATCCGACGGACTCAGGCTGCTGGTGCTGAACAACGACTCAGCATTGCAGCTACCGGTGAACAAGAACGGGCCACTACGCTTGTTCGAGGTGAACAAGAACGACTGGGTATCGCCGCGACCGGAACGGAGTATCGCCGTGGCCTGGAAACTGCTGGCAGCCAAGAGCGCCTTACGACTGAGACTCGCGGCCAACAGGAACGCCTTAGCATTGCTGCCACTGGTACTGAACAGCGGGCCGGTATCCGTGAAACTGGTGCTCAAGAGCGGGAAACCCAGAAAGAACGGTTTGCCGGCGAAACCGGGTTAATCCGTACGACAGGGGAGGAGCAGCGTGCAACAATTGGGAAAACGGGTGAGGAAACCCGTCTGACTGACTTGCAACAAGAGATGTTCCGGCGCTATAAAGAGCAGAGAGATTACGAGCAGGCTCAACAGCAGTACCGATCATGAAGGAATGGATTCAAGGTTTAACAGACAAAGACCGCGAATCCTTCCTTACATTTTGCAAGAGAACAAACTCTCCTATTCAGATGTACCTGTATTCCCGTTTTCTCGGGTTTACAGGCAGCATCGTAGAGTGCGATGAGTGGTCAAAAAAAGAATATAAAAAGCGGGATTTTAACGGCTTGTTAGAAATGGAGATTGACTCCATGCAGCAAGATATTGCCAAGTTGAGGGAAGCTATTGATATGGGAATGGTTAAACAAGATATGGGGACTTCTCGGATTGCCATGATGCAAAAAGAGCTTCGTGGGTCCATCAAACAGTTAAATGATGAAAAGATCCTCCTTGATAAACAAGGTTTAATCCTTGCTGGCGCGGACCGGGCTCTGCGGGAGATGCTTTCAATCTTCCGCGATGATCCCATTGAAGGTCCACTCCAAGAAGCTTCTATGGGAGTCTGGACCAAAATTCTGCAAGAAGAATCTTAAAAATTAGTACGCTATGCTACGGGCATGGCAAAATTTTTACCCCTTCCCACCGATTTAATCGATCAGACATTGGAGCTGTGTCCAGAGTCTCCCAGTGGCTTGCGGTGGAAGTCGCGAGTAAGCAGGAATGTAAAAATCGGCTCGGTAGCAGGTTCTCGCAATACTAGAGGCTATTGGCGCGTACAGCTAGGTAAGAAAACATATCTTGCTCATAGGGTAATTTTTTATCTACAGACTGGTCAAGACCCGAGAGAGTTACTGATTGACCACGTTAATGGGCTCGAGGATAACTTTTCAATCCGCTTAGCAACACCAACTCAAAATCAATGGAATAAACAAAAAATCAAACCCTGCTCTAGCCGCTACAAAGGCGTGGTATGTACTTCTCAGCACAAATCTAAGCCCTGGAAAGCAACAATTAATATAGGCGGCAAAAACAAAATGATTGGTTATTTTGAGACGGAGTGTGCGGCCGCAAAAGCTTACGATGAAATGGCCATTGCACATTTTGGCGAATATGCTCTTTTAAATTTCCAGGATTAAAAAGTGGCGGGGACCAGCATTTATAGCGTTTATCGGCGCACGGCAAGAGCTGCGGCTCAAAAACGAGTTGTCAAACAGTCCGCTACAGTTGATGTAGAGCGGGCTCGAACTGATTTCGGTTATTTTTGTGAGGTGGTTGGGGATAAGCCACCAGCCGCACACCATCAAGAATGGCATCAATATCTTTGTACCGGGGAAAGTAGCGAATGTTTGATTGGGATTGCCGGTCCCAATGTTGATATTCTTGCCCCACGAGGCTCCGCAAAATCTACGGTTCTTGGTTTATTTACGGCATGGGCAATAGGAATTCATGCTCTAGCCAAAAAACCGCTAAAGATTCTTTACATCTCTTATACGGTAGATGTGGCGCGACCAAAAAGTGCCGCGATCAAAAGAATTATTGAAGAGAGTAAAACATACTCTGAGATTTTTCCGACAGTAAAAATTGCCAAGGGCATTAACTCAAACGAGTATTGGAGTATTGATTGGAAATTTGCCGGGATCAAATCGACTGGTGAAGAGGAGTTCACCGTTTGCTGCGCCGGTTTGAAAGGTGCAGTGACTTCTAAACGTTCTCATCTTTGTATCATTGATGACGCCATCAAATCCGCTGATGATATTAAAAACCGAGATATTCGAGCCGCAATGGAAGATAACTGGAACTCAGTTATCGTTCCGACGATGTTTGAAGGTGGTCGCGCTATCTGCCTAGGTACTCGCTTCCGGCATGACGATATTCACAACACTACGTTTACCCCAGCAAATGATTGGATTCAAATCGTCCAATCAGCAATTACTGTTGATCCTGAAGGAGAGGAGATCTCTTACTGGCCAGCACTCTGGTCTCTGGAGTATTTACAAGACCGTCGTCGACAGGCGCCAATCGCATTTAGTTTCCAGTACCAAAATCAAATTGTCCAGACCAGTGAGCTGTCACTGTCTCCTGACTTGATTGTTAAGGGGACGATCGGTACGCAGTTTGACGCGTTAGGCGTTGGCGTCGACTTGTCAGCAGGTGTCAGAGAGCAGAACGATTACACCGTGTTCGTGATGGGTGGCCGTGTTGGCCAGAAGATTCACATCATCGACTGCAAACGCATTCGAATTATGGGCAACCTCGAAAAATTGGAAGCCTTAATGGAGATGATGGAAGAGTGGGGTGTGGTCCACAAAGATAATGATCGGTATTTCCCCACTGGATCAAACATTGATATTTGGTCTGAGGCTGTAGCCTACCAGGCCTCCCTGGAGGCAGACTTTAAGCGGATTTGTTTGGGTGATCACGGCTTATACAACATGAACTGGCATGCCATTAAAGGATTCCGTGGAGATAAAGTCGCTCGCTTCCGGGGCATCATGGGTCTGTTTGAGCAGCGGAAGATTATCTTCAATAAGTACCGGCGGTTCGGTCCGCTTACCGATGAAATCGTTAACTTCGGCGTGAGTTCACACGACGACTGTGTCGATGCTCTTGTCTGGCTCTGCAACGGTTTGATGACCAGGGGCAAGCTGGAACTCGAATTTTAAATTTAGGAGTAAATAGGGATAAAGTATTTTGGACCTAAACTAGGAGAATCCCTTTCCAATGTCCACCAGCTACTACACTATTGAGCTTGAGCAGGACGCCTACGGCTCCGCAGTAATCCCTCTTCCCGACGAACTGTGCCACGACATGGCCCTTCAACCGAACGAACGTTTCGACGTTGAAGTTGAGGACGACACAATTACACTCAAACGCATTGCTGCTGGCTACGATATTGAAGAATAATCTCGAAGTCATTTAACTCATGAGCGATAGTTCTAAATCAGCACTCGACGCTATCCTCAAGGCAGTTATAACCCGCGATGGTACTGGCGTAGCCGATACCATGCTGGTCAATGCCCACCTGGCGCAGATGCGGATGTTTGGCATCCGGCAGGGCGTAGAGTTCTATCCGGCTCAAGATAATTTCGGTACTCAGCGATTTGACTTTATTCAACAGGTCATCAAGTTCAACAAACTGGATGCCCGACTGGATTCAATCTGGGATCGCTTCTTAACGTACGGCAAAGGCCTTTTCTATATCCGTCCTACCAAGAAAACGTATCGCCTGTACTGGTTTGATAAAGACTCCTATCGAACCTTTTATTCACCAGAAGGTGACTTAGAAGAAGTCATCATCATCTACCCCTACAAAGTTAAATCCAGTAAGGGTTTCCAGGGTGTAGGCCTGAGCACGGATAAACGGTATATGCGTCTCCGTATCACTGCTACGGAGATTGAAGAGTTCCACAGCGAACAAGAGATTACTTTTGATATGCCGTCCCTGGAGTACGGCATCTTTGATAAGAAGACTGTCGTCAACACCATGGAGTTTATTCCATGCGTGGAGGTCTTTAATAACCCGGATGCTTTTGGTACTGATGGTAGCGGTGAGTTTGATTGGATGGCCAATCAAATCATCGCTCATGATGAGATGGTTAAGAACATTCGAGCCAATCTCTCATTCTTCGGTAACCCGACGCTTCTGTCTTCTCGTCCTAAACAGGATATCGTTGAGAGCGGGGATAAAGATATAGCTCAGCGTCCAAGTATTGCGAGTGAATCTGGATTCCAATCTGAGTTCTTCTTGTCGAGCTCTACGTATAAACAAGACAACGTATCTCGCAATCCCCCTGGCTATATCGGCCGCCCTGGTAGTGGGATGCGGGTTCCGCGTGTGATCGCCAACCTGGAGCCAACTGATCGTGTTGGTTTTATTACTCCTAATGCAGTAAGTACGGATCAGGCTCGGTACTCCGAACAGCTTCGTAGTGAGATCCGGCTTGCTTTAGGCGGTATCGACGACCTTAGTATTACTAACGTCACCGCTACAGAGATTAAATCTGCATATGGACGGGTAAGCGCTACTGCTAAGAAAAAGTGCTTGATGCTGTATACCTACGGCGTCTGCAAGTGCTTTGAATTAATGATTTTCCAGGAAGAACAAATCTTCCGTAAGTCCCTTGCTTATGCTTCGGGAATTAAATATCCAGTACCACCTGAAGATCCAAACGATGAAGCTGCTCGACAGAAGTATGAAAAGCAGAAGGTTACCTACGAGAAAAAGTTACAGAAGGCCATTGATCAAGCTATTGAAACCAAGGAAGTTCCTGATGGTGTTCTTGGATTAGCGCCTGATGGGGATCGGACTGTAAATTGGCGATGGATGGGTCCGGTATATGAAGATACTGCACAGGATAAACTCAACCAGTCTATCTTCACCCGAAACCTACAGGAATTAGGGGTTGATAGCATTGAAGCACTGAAGTATTTATTCCCTTCAAAAACGGATGACGAAATCGCGGGCATGCTCTCCGGTTTCCCATTCCGAATGGTAGGGGAAGTACAGAGGGCCTATTCCGCATTTATTGATCTAGTAAATCAAGAAATGCGGACACCACATCCGCAGCAACCGAATTTACCGATGGCTGCGGATCCGAGACTCGATCTCACTCCCTTCCTTTACCGAACACTCGAAAGCCTACAAAAAGAGGTAACCTATGCAGGCCGATACCGCAATGCCGACCCAATCGGCACCCCAAGTATCCCCGACCCAGCCGATCAGCTACGGGGCTCCGGTGGCGCAGACGGCGGCTCAAGCGCCAGCGGTTTCAACGACTTCCCAATGGGTGGCGCCTTACCAGCAAATGGCGGCCCCAGCCCCGCAAATGCAGGCCCAGATGGGGGTGAACGGCTACCAATCAGCCCCTACAGCGTCGTACCCCCAAGCACCCCAGGCGCCCCAACAAGCGGAGAACCCGTACAAGGAAGCGTTCAACCGGGTGGTGGGGCTCCTGAGTTCGCCCGTCCAATTCCCCTTCCAGGGTCAACCGTCGAATCTGAATCCTCAGGTCGATCCGGCCAACTTCGCTTCCCAACAGGCTCCCCAGTACAGCAACGCGGGGATGCCGACCTCTATGCCTGGGACCAACAGCAACCAGGCTTACTCCAACGGCTCTTCCCAAACTTCTCAGGAAATCAGCCCCCAGCAGCTCCGAGCCAACGGGGTAAGCGAAGCAAGTCTTGAGATTATCGATCATTTCGGTCCCGACGTTCCGGCGATCCTCAATACTTATGCCTGCCAGCTGGAAGATGCTCTGATCACCACCAACAACCAGCTGATCGAGGCCGTCAATCTGCTCCAGGAACTGTCTAATGAGCACAAGGCTTATGAGACCATCCTGACTGATCCCGATGTGCTCGCCGATTACACCTGTGAGTTCTTCGGTGAGAACGGTCCCTATCCCATCCCTGATGAAGAGATTGGCTACGCCGCTCCTCAGCAAGCTCAAGCTCAGGCCGTGGGTCAGCAATTCCAGCGTCCGGTCGCTCCTCAGCGCCCTGAAATGCCGGTCCCTCCTCAGCCCCAAGCTCAGGGTAACCCCGTTGATTTCTGGAATAGCTTCGGCAGCCTGGCCGACCGTGATCCCGCCAACGCTTGGCGCTATCTGAACGCTGCCCAGGCCAACCCTGAGGTGTTCCGCCAGAAGCTCCTGGTGATGGAGTGATCTGTTAATACAGAGAATGTAAAATAAGGGGTAGCAAACGCTGCCCCTTTTTTATTCAAAAAGGATTTATTATGGCATCAAAAAAAGCAAGTGCTGGGGATAGGGCCGCTCAGTTTCTCGCTAGCTTCGGGACTGCTGGTGGTCCAATCGGTGCTCCTGGCCTTGTGATGTTTGGTGCCGGCGATACTGCCCGCCAAGTTCAATCTGGCAATGTCGATGAGTATTCGGCTATTCGATCTGTCGCAGCTCCTGTCGTGGGCGATCCCAATGCCCCACAGCCCCCAATGCCGGCTGATTTGGATGCGGCTTATCTGAAGTTAAATCTGCCTGGTTCTCCTCTGCCTCGCAATGGTTTACTCGCGCCTCAATTCCAGCGGGCAGCCGAGATGACCCAAAACCAAGCTTTTACTAACGAGCAGTACATGATGTCTCGTTTTATGCCTCTTACCGGCCAACTGCCGATGGGCATCCAACCCCCTAAGCCCCAGAAAAAAGGTAGCCGCTGATGGACAAGTCCAAAGCCAAAAAAGCCGTCAAAAAATCGACTGAACACAAAAAACAAGCAGAAGCCCAAGCCGCTGAGGCTCTTCTTGGTATGAAGGCGGCTGGTGGCGGGGCAATTGATCCTGAGGTGCAGGCCGCACAGATTGACATGCAGCCAGCCGATGGCTATGTCAATCCTTATCACGCCATGGGATCAATGGCCCCAATGCTCTATTCGGCTGGCAATATGCTCGACGGATACAATTATCCTGTGATGGTTAATCCGGAAGCTTAATAATCCGGATTGATAAAGGATTGCTATAATTTTTTCAATGGAACCAACAGTTCCAGAGTTAAACAGCTTTGGCTGTTGAGTTTGAGATCTCTTGATCTCAGGTATCAGCTTTCCCTACGCTGAGAAACCAACATGTTTATTGATAACGACTTTCCTAAGCTGCTGGGTGCGGAGCTGTACCGCCCCCATCCGGCTTATATCGTGGAGATGGCTTGCGAGCCTGTGGTCGTCCACGATTTCACCAAACAGCCCGGTCAAACCGTTCAACTGGATCGTTACCGCTTCTGGGGTAACCCCGGCACGAAGACCAACCGTGAGCGTACCCAGGATCAAACCATCGGTACTGCTAACAGCCGGTCCATCGTGAAGGACAAGGTGCTGGTGTCTCTCCGTGAGTACACCGGTCCTGCTGACCCGAACAACGCCAACCTCCCGAGCACCTTCAAGATCGCTCGCGAGACTCTGATGACCGCTCAGCGTCTGCTGCTGGACACCGGGAACCTCAACATGTTCCACCAGTCCATCGGTTCGCTGACCCTGCTGGATGACTACCGCCGCTGGCGCGACCGCGTGTTCCTGGACGAACTGTTCAAGGCCGAATCCCGTGGTCAGTCCTCCGACACCCAGGGTGGTTACTACTACCCCAACAAC